CCAGAATCAACGCCGCAACGCCTGATCTTTTTGGGCAGAACCACTGATTCAACCGCACGCGCGGTTTATCACAATCCGACATGAAACCCTTGCAGCCGGAATTCCCTTTTGTGGCGCTTGTCACGCTCAGGCGCGGCAAGCGTGGGCGCGGCAAGCGTGGGCGCGGCAAGGTCATGTCCAACATCCAGCGCGCCGCGCTGAAAAACAAATGCGCGCGCCGCATTTTGCTGATCGTCGAAACCGTTGCTGCCCGCCGGCGGGTGGACGCGCGGGAATTGTTCGCCGATGGGCGCGGCACCAATGAGGTTTCCGCCGCCCGCGTGCTCGCGCTGGGCATGTGCTGCGCCTGCGATGTCCCGCAATACATCGTCGCCCGCGCCTTCCGCCGCACCTGGCAGACGGTGTTTTCCGCGGAAATCCGCTGTTCCAAACTTTACCGGGAAAAGGCAGAATTCCGCAAGGAATGGGACGACCTTGAAAAGCTCCTCAACCGTTACAAGCCATGAAGATACCACTACCGAAGGACCCGCGCCACCAACGCTTTGCCGACCTGCTGCTGGCCGGAAAGAAGGCCGGCGACGCATACAAGCTGGCGGGACTCAAGGCCGGCACCGTCCATTCCGCCCACGCATCCGCGAGCAAACTGAAAAGGCGGCCCGACGTGGCGGCCTACCTCGAGGCCGTGCAAACCGCCGCCGCCACCAAGGCGGTGCTGAGCATCGAGGAAAAGCGCGCGTTCCTCGCCCGTGTCGTGCGCACCCGCTTTGCCGTGCTCGACCCGCGGGACGCCAACGACGAAAACGGCGACCTCATCGCCAGCTTTTCCGAAAGCGAAACCGAAACCTCCCGCACCATGCGCGTGGAGAAATACAACGCCCTCAAGGCCATCGAGATCGACAACAAGATGGCCGGCCACAACGCCGCCGAGCAAGTTGAACACTCCGCATCCGGCGACCTCGCCGCCTTGATGCTTCGTATCCGCCAGGGCCGCGCCGATGATTGACCAACTGGCAGACCCGCGGTGGCGGCTGGCCAACCTCTACGCCTGCCGCGTGGAAGGCGAGGGCAAGCCGCACCCGTTCCGCCCGCGGCCCGAGCAGCAACTGGTCATCGACCACATGATCGAGACGCCCACCGTCCCGCTCTACATCATCAAATCACGCCGCCTTGGACTTTCCACCGCCCTCTGCACCTTCAATGCCGACCATGCCGTCTGGAAATCCGGCTGGCGCGGCATCCTCATCGACCGCAAGCAGGACGAGGCCACCAAAAAGATGGTGGAAATCATCCGCTTTGCCGTGGACAACCTTGATCCCGACATCCTCGCGCAGATTCGTTTCCTCAAGCGCAACGATTCCGAACTGCGCCTGCTGGTGGGCGATGAAAAGGAAATGCACGACAGCGTGATTTTCGCCACCACCGGCGGCCGGGGCGGTGACTGCAACATGCTCCACATTTCCGAATGGGGGCCGATTGCCGCCACCGATGGCGCGCGCTCGCGCGAAATCCGTACCGGAGCCTACCCCGCCGCCCGGAAAGGCATCCGCGCCGTGGAAACCACATGGATGGGTGGCCGCGGCGGCGACCTGTGGGAAATGATCCAGCCGATTCTCGAGCAGGACCCCAACGCCGAAGGACGCATTTTCTTCTTTCCGTGGCACAGCGACCCCGTGGCCGTGCGCTTCGAGGGCGCTATGACCGGCGAAGCCGAGCAGTATTTCCGCGACCTCGGCGACAAACTCGGCAAGACCTTCACCCGCGAGCAGAAACTATGGTGGATTGCGCGCAAGATGGAGCAGGGGATTTTCATGTCCCGCGAGTATCCATCGACGCTTGACGAGGCATTCAGCGCCCCGGTTGAAGGCGCGATCTATGCCCGCTTTATCGACGCCCTGCGCGCCGAATCCCGAATTCGGGAATTCGAGTGGGACCGCTCATATCCGGTACACACCGCATGGGACCTTGGTAGCCCGGTCAACACCCGCACCATTTATTTCCAAATGACGGCCGATGAAATCCGCGTCATCGACCACGACACCCACCTTGACCTTGGCCCCACCGAGCGCGTCGCCCACATCCGCGGCAAAGGCTACCCCTACGGATTCCATTTCCTGCCGCACGATGCCGACAATACCGGCTACGTCGGCACCACCTACCGCGAACAACTCGAAGCCGCCGGACTCGCCAACATCCGCGTGACCCCGCGCTGCGATGAAATCTGGACTGGCATCAACAAACTCACCGAACTGATGCCGCGCATGGTCATCCACGCCAAGCACTGCGCCCGCCTCATCGCCTCGCTCGAAAGCTACCACACCAAGGAAGACGCCCGCGACGGCCACATGACATCCGACGTGGTGCATGACTGGAGCAGCCACGATTGCGACGCCATGCGCCAGATTGCCGAGGCCATCAATGCCGGCATGCTCAAGGACGGCAGCCAGGCCCGCGGCGGAAAAGTCATTTCCCCCATCGCCGGACTGGGCGATGTTTCCCCCAGACGCCGGCGGGTCATTTCACCATTCGATTCCTAGCATATCGGCAGAGCATCGCCCACTTGCGCGGCCGCGGGAAATGCCCGCATCATGCGCGGCATGGGATTTTCCAAGCCGAAAGCCATCACGCCCGAGCCGGCACCGCCGCCAGTGACCACCACCGGCGAGGATAAAGCCTATGCCGAAATGGAAGAGCGCAAGAAACAGCGCGCCCGCAACGGCTACGACGACACCCTGCAAGGCCGCTTTGGCACCCTGCTTGCCCCGGCCGAAAAGGCGCAGCCCCGCAAAAAAACCCTGCTTGGAGCGTAATGGAAGACGCCACCACCATACTTTCCCGCTGGGGCCAAATGGTCGGCGAACGCGCCAACTGGGATGGCACGTGGCAGGAAGTGTGCGACTACGCCCTGCCGCGCAAAGGCCCGATCACCCGCAAGGACACCCCCGGCCCCGGCAGCAATCCGGCCAATCGCCTTTACGACACCACCGCCATCGACGCGGTTTCCACCCTCGCCGCCGGCCACGCGACCGCCATCACCCCGGCCGGTACCCAGTGGTTTGCATGGGAAGCCCCGGACGACGTGAAGAGCGACGAGGCCGATGGCTGGTACAACGCCGCCTCGGAAGTCACCCGCCGCATTCTGTCCGCGGGGAATTTCCACACCATGCTCAATGAGGCATTCGAGGACCGCGCCGGCTTCGGCATCTGCTGCATCTCCGCATTCTCCCACCCGCAGCGCGTCATCACCTTCCAGGCCCACCCGGTCGGCAGCTTCTGCATCGAGGAAGACGCGGATGGCAACGTGGACACCATCTTCCTCGCGCGCCACTACACCATTTCCCAGCTCGCGCAGAAATTCGGCGAGAAAGTGATTGCCGGCAATGACAAGCTCGCCGCCTCATGGCGGAAATTCCAAGAGCAGGGGACCAATGCCGAGCATGAAGTCGTGCATGCCGTCTTCCCGCGGCTCAAGCGCAAGCCCAAGAAGCTCGACGCCTTCAACATGCCCATCGCCAGCGTCTGGGTGGCCATCGACGGCCCATCCGTCCTGCTGCGCAGCGGCTTCGAGGAAATGCCCTACATGGTTTCCCGCTACCTCAAGCGATCCGGCGGCAAGCAACAATACGGCTACGGCCCATTCGAGCAAGTCAAGGCCGCCATCCTCAATGCCAACAAGAGCCGGCAGATTCTACAAGTCGTGCGGCAAAAACTCGCCGTCCCGCCGATCCTCACTCCCGATGATCTGGTCGGCAACGTGGACCTGCGCCCCGGCGGCAACACGGTTTTCAACTCCCGCAGCCGGCACTTGCCCCAGGAATGGCTCACCAATTCCAACCCGCAGGGCCTCATCGACGAAATCAACGACGACCGCGAAGCCATCCGTCGCGCCTACCACACCGACCTTTTCCGCATGTTCGCCGACCGGGAAAAGCAAATGACCGCCCGCGAAGTCTCCGAACTCGCCGCGGAAAAGCTCATGCCGTTCAGCCCATCATTCACCCGCTTCACCGCGGATTTCCAAATCATGATGGAGCGGATTTTCGCCGTGCTCTTCCGCGCCGGCGCATTCGGCGCACCGCGGGACATCCCGCGCGCCGTGATCCGCAGCGCCAACGGCATGGCCGAAGTCCCGCCGCCCAAGGTCATCTATCAATCCCGCATCGCGCTCGCCATCCGCAACTTCGAGACCGCCGCCGCCGACCGCCTGATTGAACGCGCCATTGCCGTCGCCCAGCACGCCCCGGAAGCACTCGACACCATCAACCTCGACAGCCACCTGCGCCAATCCGCCCGCAACGAAGGAGTCTCCGAAGAAATCCTGCGCCCCGAGCGCGACGTGCAGAAAATGCGCCAGGCCCGCGCCGAGGCCGCCGCCCAGCAAGCCCAGATCGAGCAAGCCCAAATGGCCGCCGATGCCGCCGGCAAGCTTGGAATCCAAGCCCCACCCGCCGCATGATCCGCAACGACGACGACCCGCTCGCCATGTTCGAGGCCGCCAAGGCCGCCGCGATCAAATCCGCCGAGCACTACGCCGCCACCACCCGCCGGCTGTTCGACACGCCCACCGGCCGCGAGTGGATTGCCGCCGCCATGTCGAAATTCAATTTCATGGGCAGCGTGTTCGACCCGGACGACTACGACACCCACCGCGCCGCCGCCCGCGATGGCGCACGCGCCGTGATTTCCGACATCCTCAACACGCTCGCCGCCACCCGCCGGCAACCCCCGCCAGATCATGAATGAAGCCATCCACTGCTATCAAATGCGCCATCTGTTCCATGGCGACAACTACCTCGGCATCTACGAGGCCGCCATCAAGACCGCCCGCATTGTCGAAGCCGCCCGCGAACATGCGCAGGCCGTGAAAGCCTACTTCATGCGCCGCCACGGCCTGCCAGTCACCGTGCTGGTGGGCGACGAGGAAGCCGCCAGGATCAAACCGCTCATGGAATTTCCCGCGGAAATCCGCGCCGGTTTCGATCCCTACCTTGGCGACATGACACCCGCGGCCATCGCCTACGCCCGCGCCCATTTTCCGGCCGATGAATTCGCCCGCCGCTACGCAGGCCGCATCACCGAGCCACTGGAAATCCCGGCACCCGCCGCGCCCAAGCGCCGCGGCCGGCCGCCAAAACAAACCGCAGGGAATGCAAACGGCGAGCAGGCCGGCTCATAACCGGCTGACAGCAGGTTCAATTCCTGCCCCTGCAACCATTCACTCACCATATGAAACCACGCCCCATGCTCATGAACGAAGCCGGAAACGAACCGCCGGGTGGCGGCACGCCCGCTTCATCCGCGCCACCCGTCTCCACGCCGCCGCCGGCCGATCCGCCGCAGCGCCCGGAATGGTTCCCCGAGAAGTATTGGAAGGACGGCGGGCAGTCCGACATCGAGACGCTGGGCCGCAGCTACCTTGAACTGGAGCGGAAATTCCACACCAAATTCCCGACCGCCGGCGAAGTCCCGGAAAAGCCAGACGCCTACCAGCTCAAGCCGGAAAAACTCCCCGATGGCATCCAGTGGAGCGACGAGGCCGCCGCCAAATTCGCCGAGGTTTTCCACGCCCAGGGCATCCCAACCGCCGCGGCGCAGGCCATCGTCAACCAATATCTCGAACTGGAAGCCGGCGCACTTGGCAACGCC